GTCTAAAAACCGTGTGCCTTTAGGCGTTGAAAGAGCCTCAATGTTCATAACCAAAACTCGTAAATGATCGGTTTCTTTAGGTTCTAACAACAACGCTAAATTTATTTTCTGTTCTTTCGTAGGTGTAGAAGTCCACATACAAATGTCTTGTTCTATACGGTCAGGCATGTGAGCAGGTATTTCTATTGTAGCCCAGTTTCTATAAACACCTTTAGGAGCAACAACAATAAACGTATCTATAAGTCCACGTTCATAAAGTATGCCCGCATTATCAATGCAAACTTTAGACTTGCCTGTACCCATTTCCATAAAGTATGCCCAGTAAAGAGCACTCCAAGATTGTTTCAGAACATCGGCTTGATGCTGAAAAGGTTTTGTTTTAAAAACGTATTTCAACTATTTTTGTTTTTTCATTTGTTTCTTTAATTGTATAATTAAAGCTTCTGTAGTTCTTCTTTTATCTAATTCTATTCCTATGCTGCGACCCTTAGTTTCTAATTCGTCTTTTGTCATGTCTTCAATAGGTTTTTCTTCCATTGCTCCAAACAACCAACCCAGAAAACTATTTTTTTTAAATTGCATATGATGCTCCATTTGTTATGTATTATAGTATATCTACCATGAAAAACTATGATATGCAAATTATTTTCTTTACAATCATAATAATATATATTACTTTTAATCTTACGTAGAAATTGAAGGAGAATTTATAATGAAGAAAGTTTATGTAGCACAAGAAAATCCCAGAGTGGATATTGTTTCTGCTACTCAGTGGGGGGATTTAATTCCCCTAACGAATCAATCCGATCAACTGCATCTTAATCCAGGAAGGCTTGTAGAACAAATTAAACGCAAGCTGCGGACTTTTGATGAAAGTGATTGGTTGTTAGCAATAGGCGACCCCGCAATAATAGGTGTTGCTTTTGCGATCGCAGCTGATGCAAACTCAGGTAGAGTAAACATTCTTAAATGGGATAAAATAGAAAGACTTTATTATCCTGTTCGTTTGTCTATTCGAGGAGGCATTGAAGAACTTAACCATTAACCTGTAGAGGAGATACTATGACTATAGATAATAAGAATGACGTTTGGAAAAATGTTACAGCAGATGCAGAATCCTTTGAATCATTATCAACCGAGGGGGGAAAAGAATTAAGTGACTTAATTCGAGCTACAGCAGAAATTGATAGTAAAGTTGCAGACTTGGAAGAAGATTTAAAAACTTTACGTGCGAAACGTCAAAAATATTTGTTTGATTTAATTCCGGCAAAGATGATGGAAATGGGTATGGATAAAGTAGTGGTAGACGGAAGTTCCGTATCACTGTCTAACTTTGTGCAAGCTTCCATGCCTAAAGATCCTATTGATAAAGTTAATGCTTTAAATCATTTACGTGAAATAGGATGCGAAGACTTCATTAAGAATAAAATTGAAGTTTCTTTTGGGATTAACGAAGACAATAGTGCAAAAGCATTACAAGCTGATTTAGATGACAGAGGTTTGGATACAACTGCACGGACGTGGATTGAGCCTCCAACTTTAAAAAAATTAATTAGAGAAAGAGTCGAATCTAATCAAAATATTAACTTAGAATTGTTCAATGCTTTTGTTGGACAAGTAGCAAAAATTAAGGGAGAAAAATAATGGCCGAGAATAAAACACCAAGTAGTACAGATTTAATGAAAGCTTTTGAAGCGGATTCTGGAAGTGGGTTTGAAGAAATGTCAAGTGCAGATATTCAAATACCTTTTATTAGAATAATTCAAGCACTGAGTCCTCAACTTAAAAAAACAGACCCAGGGTTTATCCAGGGGGCTTCACAAGGAGATATCTTTAATACTGTGACAAAAAAGTTTTGGTCTGCGGAAGAAGGTATTGAAGTTATACCCGTGTATTATCAACTTAAACTTTTAGAGTTTGTACCTAGAACTCAAGGTGGAGGTTTTGTTGGCGAACTCAACTCTGCTTCACCAGAAGTACAGAAAGCGGTAAGAGATAAAGATACGGGATTAGAACTTTTAGATAATGGTAATGAGTTAGTAAGAACTGCTCAACATTATGTAAAGGTGATTCACAAAGACGGTACCTTAGAAAATGCAATTGTTGACATGAAGAAAACGCAATTAAAAAAGTCTCGTGGATGGAATTCTATCATGATGATGCAAAAGTCTAATGGAGTTACCTTGCCTTCCTTCTCAAGCATTTATAAACTTACATCTTCTGAGGATGGTAATGATAAAGGATCATGGCATTCATGGTCCATAAGTCATGCCAGACAAATAGATAGTATGGAGGCTTATAACGATGCTAAAGGTACGCATATGAGTATTAAAAGCGGAGAGATGCGAGTAGCATTACCAGCAGATGCTAACTCTGACGAAGTTCCATTCTAGTTGGATAGTGACCCTCTGCAAAGGGGGTCACACTTCTTATGAGTAGTAATGCAAAACGTTTCTTGGATCTATTTAAAGGATTTACGGGAGCACACGGACAAACAGAGGTTTTAAAAAACCAACGGAATGGTAAGCAACAAGCGAAATACGTCATTGTTCGTGAACCGTTGACCGTGGATCTTGTGCAGTCACACTTAGATGGTAAGTTAGGAATAGGCAGTATACCTATAGATGAAAATAATCAATGCTTATTTGGAGCACTTGATATAGATGATTACAATTTAGATTTACCTAAAATAGCCAAAAACATTAAACGATTAAAGTTACCATTAACTGTGTGTCGGTCTAAGTCAGGCGGTGCACATTTTTATATATTTTTAAAAGAAAAAATATCTGCAGCAGAATTACGCGATAGGTTGTCAGAGTTCGCATCAGCCCTGGGGTTTGGTCAATGTGAGATATTTCCTAAGCAAGAGGAGGTGATAGTAGAACGTGGCGATGTAGGAAACTTTATAAACCTTCCTTACTTTAATAGTACACATACAACACGTTACGCAATAACATCTAACGGTGATGACATTCTATTAGAAGATTTTCTTACTAAAGCAGAAAAAAATCGTATTAGTTCTCAACAATTAAAAGAATTACAATTAGGAGTAAGTCCAGATGTTTTACCTCAAGGTCCTCCATGTCTACAACAATTAACTGAATATGGGGTTCCAGAAGGCGGAAGAAATAATGCTATGTTAAACGTAGGGTTGTTTTATAAAATGTCAAGCCCAGATGCTTGGAAAGATTTACTTGAAAAACATAATCAAGAGTATTGTACTCCACCGTTGCCCGCCAAAGAAATAGTAACCATACAAAATCAGTTAGAAAAAAAAGAATATTATTATACGTGCAAACAAGAACCGTTAAAGAGTCATTGCAATAAGTCTATGTGTCGTTCTAGGAAATACGGAATAGGTTCTGGTCAATCTTTTCCTACATTAGGTGGTCTTACTGTTGTAGAATCAGAGCCACCTGTTTGGTTTATTGATGTAGACGGAGCACGATTAGAGTTAAGTACACGTCAATTACAAATGCAAGTAGATTTTCAACGGGCTTGTATGGAACAAATGTATAAAATGCCCGCACGTATGAAAGATAATGAATGGCGAGAATTAGTAGATATTTTACTTGACACGGCCACACGGATAGCTGTTCCAGAGGAGTTAACACAAAAAGGTCAATTCTATGAACTTATGGAATCGTTTTGTACTGCACGATTACAAGCACGAAGTCCTGAAGAAATATCAACGGGTAAACCTTGGACAGAAGAAGGGTTTACTTATTTTAGATTAAGTGCCTTACAAGATTTTTTAAAGAGAAATAACTTTACGATATATACACGCGGTCAGATTACAGAAAGATTAAAAGAAATGAACAATGGCGGAACAGCTGACAAACAGTTTCGTTTTAAAGATAACAAAGATAAATGGCAAACAGTTCGGTGTTGGTTTGTACCTGAGATAAAAAAAGGTGAGGTAGAATTACCAGAAGTAACCTTTAAGGAAAACGATGAGGAGCCACCATTTTGAGTTTAACTGTAGTGCCTATGTCAATAGCTGAAGCAAATGAATTTGTAAAAAACTTTCATCGTCATAATAAACCTACACAAGGAGGTAAGTTTGCAATAGGTGCCATAGTAGAGCAATTGTTTGGTGTGGCAATTGTAGGCAGACCTATATCAGCCACATTAGATAATGGATTGACTGCTGAAGTTTTAAGAGTATGTGTTTTAGATACTGCTCCTAAAAACACTTGTTCTTTTTTATATGGAAGGTGTTGGCGCATCTGGCAACAAATGGGCGGTAAAAGAATGGTTACCTACACATTACAAACAGAATCTGGATCTAGCTTAAAAGGAGCCGGTTGGAAAATACTAGGAGAAACGCAACCTCACAATACCTGGAAAAACAAAACAAAAAGAGATGGCATAAAAAGAGATTGGCAACCTATCTATGGTCAGTTAAAATTTAGATGGGAGCCCTCAAGTGAATGAAATAAAAACAATATTAGGTCCACCTGGGTGTGGCAAGACACAAACAAATTCTAATTTAATCCAGGAATATATTAAAGAAGGAGTCGATCCTAATAAGATAGCCTGTGTATCATTTACTAAAAAAGCAGCTACAGAAAGTCGAGAACGTGTTTGTAACGATTGGAATATAGAAGAAGATCAACTACCTTATTTTCAAACATTACATTCTATGGCCTTTAAATCATTAGGCTATAAACCTTCGGATGTTATTCGTTCAAGTGATATCAAGCACATAGGATACGAGGTAGGTTTAGATTTTAGTAGTAGCACTTCTGATGCAGAAAGTGACTTTGACTACATAGGGTACAAAAAAGGAGATGCCTATCTTAATATGTATCAGTTATCACGAAGTAAAAATAAATCATTAGAAGATGTTTTTCAAGAAACCGGAGACTATAATTTACATTACAGTGAACTTACGCAACTTATACGTGCTTATAAAAGTTATAAGAAAGTCCATAAAAAAATAGATTTTACAGACATGATAGAAGAATTTGTACTGCAAGACTCTCCACCAGATATAGATGTTTTGATTGTAGATGAAGCCCAGGACTTATCTACTTTGCAATGGAAAATGATAGATGTATTACGTAAAGGTCCTTCAACACAAATATTTACAGGAGATGATGACCAAGCTATAATGAATTTTCAAGGGGCTGATGTTAAAGCTTTTTTAAATGCGACAAAGGAAAAAGAAGTTTTGAGTCAATCTTATAGAATTCCACCTCCAGTTTTTGATTTAGCTCAGTCTATTGTATTACAAATAGAAGATAGAGCTCCTAAAAAATGGCAACCTAATCCTAAAGAAGGTTCGGTTAATTTTCATTTACGATTAGAGGATGTTCCTATTGACGAAGGTGAGTGGACAATACTTGCTAGAACTAATCGTATTTTAGATAGATATGCAGCAGAACTGATAAACGAGGGATGGATCTATAGTAGGAACGGTCATCCTAGTATTCCTAGAAAACATTACGAAGCTATTATAGCGTGGGAAAATTTGTGTAAAGGAAAAGAAATAACGGTGCAAGAAGTTCGTACTATTTATTCTTTGATGGATGTAGGAGAAGGATTTAAGCGAGGGTTTGGCCCACGATCTCAATCTTTACTAAACATAAGCGGAGATATGTTGTTAACTATAGACTATATGCGTAGTGACCTGGGGTTATTGGTCGATGGTTCTAAAAGATGGCATCAAGTTCTTGGAAAGATAGGATTACAAACACAAAATTATATTTTAAATGCTTTAAAACGTGGAGACAATGTGAGGTCTCCTCGCCTTAAATTAAATACCATACACTCTATGAAGGGTGGTGAAGATGATAATATCTTATTGGTTCCTGACATTTCTTATGCAGCATACAAAGAATATGAAAGGTTTCCTTCTACAGAACATAGGGTCTTTTATGTAGGAGCAACTCGAGCAAAACAAAATTTACACATTATGCAACCTCAAACGGAAAGGTATTATGACTTATGAAAATATGGGATAAAGGCGGAGATTATTATAAAGATTTTAAAATACAACCCGCACAATTTATAAATGTTAATAACTTATCTTTTGCTGAAGGAAACATAATTAAATATATTTGTAGACATCCTAAAAAAGGTAGAAAGGAAGATATATTAAAAGCAATCCATTATTGCGAAATGATACTCGAACGCGATTATGGAAACCAGAACAATGTATGAGCAGGATTTATTTAACGAACCTACATGGGTTCCTCCCGTAGAATTACCAGATCTTTCTCAAGAAACTATTATAGCCATAGATGTAGAAACACGTGATCCTAGATTAATCTCTCATGGACCAGGGTGGACACGCAATGATGGTAACCTTATAGGAATAGCCGTTTCTTCTTCTAAATGGACAGGATACTTACCAATTGCTCATGAAGGCGGAGCAAATTTATCTAAGAGTCTTGTTCTACGTTGGTTAAAAGATCAATTAAAACACGGTATGTCTGTAGTATTTCATAACGCACAATACGATTTAGGATGGTTAGCAAGCGAAGGAATTGAAATTCCAGGAACAATACTTGACACTATGATTGCAGCACCTTTGTTAGATGAGAATAGATATTCGTATTCTCTTAATGCTTTAGGAGCAACGTATCTGGGCGAAAAGAAAAAAGAAGATGAATTGCGGATGGCAGCAAGTCAGCATGGCGTAGACGCTAAAAAAGATATGTGGAAACTTCCGGCTTCCCGTGTAGCTGCTTATGCAGAAACAGATGCGCGGTTAACATTAGAGTTATGGCATGTGTTAAGACGCAAATTAGCTGCTGAAAATTGCGGAAAAATTTTAGAACTAGAATTAGCTTTACTACCTATTATTTTTAAAATGCGCCGTCAAGGAGTGCGTGTGGATTTAGAACAAGCTGAGGCCACTAAAAAATTGTTAGAAGGTAAAGAAAATAAACTTTTGTTAGAGGTTAAAAAAGAAACAGGAGTGGACATTGAACCATGGACAGCGACTTCTTTAGCTCAAGCATTTGACAAGTTAGACTTAACATACGAACGAACAGCTAAATCAGATGCACCAAGTTTTACAAAACATTTCTTAAAAACGCATAAGCATCCTATTGCTAAAAAGATATTAGAGATAAGAGAGTACAACAAGGCTAATACTACGTTTGTTGAGACTATACTGCAACATCAGTATAAAGGACGTATTCATTGTGAATTTCATCAATTACGTTCAGGAGACGGTGGTACAGTTACAGGTAGATTTTCTTCAAGCCATCCTAATCTTCAACAAGTTCCCGCTCGACACCCAGAGATTAAAGAATTGATTAGAGGTTTGTTTGTACCAGAGGAAGGATGTAAATGGGGAAGTTTTGACTACAGTGCTCAAGAGCCTAGATGGTTAATGCACTATGCCTCACTGACACCAGACACAAAAGATAATCCTAGGGTTAAAGAGATAGTTACCTCTTACCAGGAAGATGATATTGATTTTCACCAAATGGTAGCGGACATTGCAGGAGTAGAACGTAACTTAGCCAAGACTATTAACTTAGGAATTATGTACGGCATGGGTATTGGTAAGTTGGCGGGTATCCTTGGAGATATTCCCTTTGATGAAGCTAAAGCGTTACGGAATGATTACGATGAGAAAGTTCCTTTTATTAAATCTATAGCTTCTACAGTTATGGCAGTTGCTACGGCTAAAGGAGAAATTCATACATATATGGGTCGTAAATGTCGTTTTCCTATGCGAGAACCTAAAGGATTCGGAGGATTTAAGAAAGTTATTCATATGGATAAACTTGAAGAGGAATGGGAAAACATACAAGACACACCATTAGAAGAACGTGATAAAGATTGGCGTAAGAAAAATCCTATTAACTATCAAGTAGCTTTTACCTACAAAGCTCTTAATCGTTTAATCCAAGCTTCGTCAGCC